GAATTTAGAAAAACGAAGTAATGAAATTAAAGCACGCATCACTGAAATCAAAGGATTGATTGGTGCTGAAGTAACACTCGAAGTGTTAGAACAACTAGAAGCAGAAGTTGATGAATTAAATAAAGAAAAAGACACGATTGAAAGAAAACTTGCGATTCAAAACAAGACAAAAATCAATCCAGTCATTATTGAAAGATCTAATCCTGTCGATAAAGATCAATTAGAAACACGTGGTAAGAATTTAAGAGAAAGCAGAGTCATTCAAGTTTCAAGTGAAGAGATTCTGTTACCAGAACACATTGCTGATGGCATTGCACCACATCCATTCGCACAAGTATCTGCCTTAGTGGATAAAGTAAAGGTTGTCAATTTAAAAGGTGGGGAAACCTACAAGAAATCATTTGTCAAAGGTAGTGGCATCGCTGGTTTAACTGGAGAAGGTGAACCTTATTCAGAAACAGAACCTGAGTATGGTTACTTAACGATTACTAAAGTTAAAGTGACAGCTTATACAGAAATCACTGAAGAGTTAGAAAAACTGCCTAACTTACCATATCAAGCTGAAGTCTTAAAGAACATTAATCTTTCACTTAAGAAGAAGATTAGTGAACAAATCCTAAGAGGTCCAGGCACATCTAATACATTCACAGGTATTTTCAGTGATAAAGCAATCGCTCTATCTGATACAACTGATTTAGAAATCACATCGATTACCGACTCAACATTAGATGACATCATCTTTGCTTATGGTGGTGATGAAGAAGTCGAAGGTGGTGCATACTTAATCCTTAATAAGAATGACCTAAGAGCATTCGCAGGATTACGTACTGCAGAAGGTAGAAAAGTACACACGATTGACTATATCAACAACACGATTGATGGTATTCCATACATCATCAACTCTCATTGTAAGGCTATTTCAGATACAAATACTGCAGCTGGTGAATATGGTCTTGCATATGGGTCATTGCTCAATTATGAAGTACCTGTTTTCTCACCTGTTGAAATTAGCAAGTCTAATGATTACAAATTTAAAGATGGCATCATTTGCTACAAGGCTTCCGTATTCACAGGTGGTAACGTTGTAGGATATAAAGGCTTCTTAAGAGTTAAAAAGAAAGCCTAAACATCAATAGAATAGAGGTTAGAATATGGGACTACTTGAAACAGTAAAAAAGTCATTGTTGATTCCAATCAGCGAGACCTATGCTGATGACGAATTAAATAATCATATTAGTGCATGTAAAAACTTACTCGTATCTACTGGGATTACGTCAGTTGTTGCAGAGAACCATCCATTAGCCCATTCGCTAGTGGTTATTTACTGTAAGACCTTCTTTGGTTTTAAAGCAGATGGTTCAGTTAAAGACCTACCGAAAAGTTTTGACATGCTCTTGAATCAATTAGCATTATCAAGTGGTGAGTATCATGTTTCCGAGTAGTCCCAATATTCGACTGATTTTATTAAAGATCACACCTGTGAAAGATGAGATCGGCAATCAAGGTTATGGTTTTGTTTCCAAAAAAGAAGTCATTGGTATATCTAAGTCAGTAACATCTAAAGAGTACTATGAAAGTAAGAAAAATGAATATAAAGTAGACATGGCATTAAAGATTCAAAGCTTCTTATATGACGGAAGTAAATATGCAATCATTGATGATTTAATTTATCAGATTGAACGAACCTATCTACAAGGACAGTTTTTAGAACTCTACTTGATAGAGACAAAAATAAAGGTAAGTGATATTTATGGCTACGTTGAATGACTTTGTCGATGAAATTAATCATGAAATATCAGAATATACTCAGTCAGTTAAAAAAGAACTTGAACAGCAACTTGATGAAACAGCAACTTTGATATTAGAGTATGTTATTGCAAATACGCCAAGAAGTGGTAGAAAAGGTGCAATGGCCGATGAGTTTGTAAAAACTGACATTGGTGAAGGTCACACTAAAACAATTGTTATCCATGCCAAAGAAAAAGGTAGACTGGTTCATTTGATTGAATTTGGATTTCAACATAAGAGTGGAAAGTATGTCGCAGCAAGACCATTTATGAGACCGGCATTTGATTATTTTACACCTAAAATGATGGAGGATATTAGGAGGATTATACGTGGGAACTAAAGAAAGATTAACATACGTTTATGGACTCCTAAATCAAGTGCTACCTGGTCATGTGTATTATGCGCTTTATGTAACTGATAAGGCTGAACCACCTTTTATCGTTTACCAGGAACTAAGTAAGAATCCAAGGGTATATGCGGATGATTCGTATTTAATAAAACAAGTCACGATTCAAATTACGCTTGTGACCAAAACAAAAGATACAACGATTGAATCTAGTTTAGAAGAAGTATTACAAAGTGCAGGTATTGATTTTAGGATGATTAGCGAATATTCATTAATTGATACAAGCATTTATCGAATTTATGAAATAAAGATGGAGGAAATTAAAAATGAGCAATAAAGTAACATTTGGACTTAAGAACGTCCACTATGCACTTGCAACACCAACTGAAGATGATACATGGGATTTTGGTACACCTAAAAAACTACACGGAGCACAAGAACTCAGTGCAGAAGTCATCGCAGGTAAAACTGATGTTTATGCAGACGATAAAATTGTTGCAACCCTAGCATCAAGTAGTGGGTCTAATATTACCTTAAAGTTAACAGAACTTGATGATGATTTCAAAGTGGATATCTTAGGGTTTGCAAGAGATTCTAATGGTAACTTAGTAGAGATAGTCAATCATAGAACTAAAACATTCGCACTAGGATATGAGATTCAAGGTGATGTTAAATCAAGACGTATTTGGTATTTCTTGTGTACAGCTAGTCCAGTCAGTGATGCAACTAAGACAAAAGCTGAATCAATTGAACCCAATGCAGTAAGCATTACGATTACATCAAGACCGATTGAAGTTGGGAATGTTTCAGTGATTAGAACCATTGCGAAATTTGGCGATATAAATTATCAGCAATTCTTTGCACAAGTTCCAACACTGCCTGTTATAGGTGTTTAGTATGGAAAAAACAATTAATCTAAGAGGTGAGGATCTTAAATTAAGGTCTTCACTTTTTACTATTATTTCGTATCGTAGTGTATTTGGTACTGAATTATTTAGTGACATTAAGAAACTAGAAAACCTTAATAAGGATGAAACTGATGCAGCATTAGTCATTGATATTCTTTTCAGAATTATCTATATTTTGCATAAGCCATACACAAAAAAGAGCTACGATGAGTTCTTGATGGACTTGGATTTCAGTGTTTTATCCGATGTGAAGGAACTTGAAAATATATCAAATACAATCACTTTAATGCTTGGTGGTAATGAAGGTAAAGAAGACCCAAAGTAGATATACAAGATGAGCAGAACACAACCGCTAACATCATTTATAATCTTGCTCATCTTGGCATCTCAATTAAGGATACAGAGCACTTCGATATTGATGTATATGCAATGTTGATTGAACTCGAGGTCAAAACATTATCCAATGAACCACAAACAAAAAGAGCAACTCAAAGAGACATAGATTTATTCTTATTATAAAGGTAGGTGAGTATAATGGCAGAGACAATTAAAGGCATTAATATTAAGTTGAGTCTTGATGGTAAAGATCTTGATAATGAACTCAAAGAGATAAATAAAGAGCTCAAAGAACAACAAAAAGACCTACGTGCCATTAATACAAACCTGAAGTATGATAGCTCTAATGTTGAGCTTTGGCGCAAGAAACAAACTCTGCTGAATGAAATACTTGAGACAACTAAAAAACGCTTAGATACGCAAAATAAAGCGTTAGAAAAGGCTAAACAAGGTCTCAAGCTTGGTACCACATCAGACACTGAATTTAGAAAAGTTCAACGTAATGTTTCATATAGTGAATCTGAAGTAAAAAGACTTAACAATGAATTAGACAAAACAAAATCTAAGATTAAAGATTTAGGTAACGCTAAGTTTGATAACATTGCAAAGGTAGGTAGTACCTTAACTAAAAGTCTAACGGTTCCAATTCTAGGCGTAGTTACTGCTTTAGGTGCACTTGCTAAAAAAGGTGCTGATACTGCAGATGCATTAAACGATACCGCACAAAAAATCGGAATGTCGATAGAAGCATTACAAGAGTGGAATCATGTAGCAACCATTGCTGGCACAGAAACAGGGAGCCTAGAGCGTGCCTTTGTTAAGGTTAACTCAATACTTGCGGACATTGCTTTAGGTGATGTGAAAGGTTTTGCTGGGGTGTTTCATGCACTTGGTATTTCAATGGAAGACCTAGAAGGCAAAGATACGAGTGAAGCTTTTGAGATTATGAGAGACGCCTTATCAAAAGTTGAGGATCAATCACTAAAGACTGCACTAGCTAATCATTTATTTGGCGATAAGTTAGGTTCTGAGTTACTTCCAATGCTAAATATGGAATCTGAGGCTATTAATGAATTAAGACAACAAGCAAGAGAACTAGGCATCATCACAAGTGAACAAGCTGAAACCACTGGTGCATTTAATGACTCCTTAGATAGATTAAAACAAGCTACAACTGCACTTTCAGTAGAACTTGCAGTGGCACTTGTACCTGCTATGCAAAATGTCGTTGAAGCGATCACAAATAAAATCGTACCTGCTGTGAGTGATATGATTTCATGGTGGACTAACTTAAGTACAGGAACACAACAGCTTATAGGATTCTTGGTAGGACTTGTGGCTGCAGTGGGACCTGTCTTAAGTATCATTGGTAAAGTAGTCCCCATTATTAAAACTGTTTCACTAGCCTTAAAAGGCGTGGGTGCAGCTGGAACGATTGCGGGTATTGGTATTAATGCTGCAACACTTGGTATAGGTGCATTGATTGCGATAGTAGTCATGGCATTGATGCGTAGTGAGAAGTTCAAAGAGTTGTTAGAAAAATTAATGGAGACATTTATGAGACTCCTTGAACCGATCATTCAGATCGTAGATGTATTAATGGAGGCATTGATGCCTATCGTTGATATAGTCATCAATATTTTCATGAAGCTAATTGATATATTAGTGCCTTTAATCGACATGATTTTAGCACCTATGATTAAGCAACTTGAATTTCTAGGTGATATTTTTGAAATGATCTCACCTCTGATCGAAATTGTAGGGAATGTTTTACAAGCCATCTTAGTACCAGCATTTAAAGCGTTAGAATTCATATTAAATCCAATACTCAAAATATTAGAAACAATCATCAACTTCTTTAAACAAATCTTTGATTTTGCAGGTAATGTTGGTGATGTAGTTGGTGGTGTATTAGGTGGTATTGGCGATACGATTGGAAATGTTGTCGGTGGTATTGGTAATTTTATAGGAGATGTTGCTGGCAAAGTAGGTAATTTTGTAGGTGGTGTTGCAGATAAAGTAACAGGTATCGCTTCAAATGTTGTGGATACTGTATCAAGTTTTGCTGGAGGAGCAGTAAAAGGCGTAACAAATGTTGCAAACAATATCGTTGATGGCGTTTCAAACTTTGCAAATAACACCAAAGAAAAAGTAGGTGGTATATTTGGTAAGGTTGGTGGTTGGTTTAGTGATACATTCAATCTGAAAAAGACTTCTAATACAAATAACCAAACGTCAAACAAGAGTACAACTAATAATGCAATCACCATTAATACATCTTCATCCACTTTCGATATTGATTCAATAAATAGAGCTTTAGGTGGTAAGTTTATATGACAAGAAGATTTTACTTAGAAAATGAACATGGGCAACAATTCCATTTTAAGTATCATAGTGGTGTCTTATTATCTAACGTTCAAGGATTAGGTTTTCAATTCGACATGAGCTATTTAAAGTATGGGCATATCCACAAAACTGTAAAAAGTGAAAAACCTTTGTCAGAAATGAGTGGGGTGCTTAACTTCATGGATGGGTATTATGGTTATCAAAGATTTATCGATTACTTAAGTCAAGGCAGAGATAATCTCAGACTATACTATGTTTCAAATGATATTAAATATGTCCATATAGATATCGTTTCACTTAGTAAAGCAGAAATTAAATCCGGCTTATTAAGCTGTGAAATCACGATGAACAAAAAGAGTTATTGGATTAAAGAAAGACAAATCATCATTGATATATCTGACGTCCTAGATGGTAAGATTTACCCATATCCATATGCTTATACATATCAAATCACACAAGAAGGACGAACCACAATTGATATTAATGGTTCATTTAATGCAAATGTAATCATTGAAATGATAGGTTCAGTAGATCATCCTGAAATTAATGTGATCCAAAATGGTGTATTGGTTTCAAGCCTACGATTAAACTTGGTTGAAGATGATGTCAAAATTCAAATATCATCAGTAGCTGACAATAAGTATTTGAAAATGAGTAAGAATGACACTGAAACGGATATCTATGCATACCAGGACTTTGAAAAAGATAATTTTATCGAGTTAAAACCAGGTAGAAACACATTAGAGTTTAAGTCTGGTGTGATGTCAGACACGTTATGTAAAGTTCATATTTTTGAATACCATCTGGGGTGATAACAATGGACTTGATAATATTAGATCACCTGAATTTTACTTATAAAGACCATGCATATATTGGTGATGATTTTGAAATTATACATGACATCGTTATTACTCAAAAATCGCATTTCAAGATTAACAAGAGCAAGTTGAATGTTACAGTTGGTGATTATGTTTATGTGAAAGAAGATAATGGATACTTTGGAATTGTAGAAAACATCGAAGATGAAAAAACACACTTGATTGTTGCTAGTGTTGACTTTAAAGAGTTATTTAAAGTTGAAGTATTAGTCGAAAGTTTCAACGGAAATGTAGCAGCTTACATAGAAGAGATTATAAGAAAAACTTATCTTCAAAACAGTGATAACAAACAAAACTTAAACTACCTAAGCATTAGTGTGGAAACATCGAAGCTGGGTAGTTTTGTTTTTGATGCGGATAAAATTATGACAATCTATGAATTGTTAGAGTTAGCAAACCGCATGTATGGTGTTTATATCAAACATGAAGTGATATTTAATGCGGGTAGTTTTAGTGGCATTTTAATCAGAATTGTTAATGTAACAAGAGGATTAAAGATTAAAGCAGATAACCTCGTCTTAGAAGATTTAATCATCAACGACTCAAGTAAAGAAAGCACGAATAAAGCCATATATTATCCCAAAACAAGTAACCTATTCTTTAAAGATACAGTTATTTATTATCTATTAACTGATGGCACCATAACCAAAGACAATACAAGTCCTTTAAGGTACCCGAAAGTCATATCAAAAGTTGAAACATATTCAGATAATGACTTCTTAGATTTAGATACAAAAGTACGCTCAGTTCTTAGTGTTGATAAAACAGATCATCAAATTAGTTTTATGATCCAAAAAAAGAATCACTCATTAGATGTTTTAAGAACATTAGATATTGGTGATTTTGTTGAATTCATCTATAAGGGCAAACGATATGATTCATTAGTTACTGGAATCAAATATTCAAATACATTTGAAGTAGCAACCATCACACTTGGTGAGTATCGTTTGAAACTAACTGAGAAAATTCAAATATTAAGCAAGAACGTAAATAGTAAGGTCGGAAATGTCACAGTCAATAATAGTGGCTATTCTGATTTAGATGGAGGAGAGTTTTAATGGGAATACAAAAAATAACCTTTGATGGTTCGAGCGTCACATCAAAACATGATGCAGATTTAAATGACTTCATATTTTCAGTTGGAACAGGAGTGCTTTTAGGTAGTAGAGGTAGCGTATTTTATACGCTTGCCAATAACACCATAACATTTGAGGATGGATATGTCATGGTTCAAGGTAGGTTGATTTATATAGAAAACAATACTCAAGTCACTGTTACACCAAATGCTAATCGCTTAGGTTATGTAGTTTTAAATGTTGATTTAACCAATAATGAAGTTTCAATTTACACGAAAGAACAAGCATCAACTTATCCAAATCTCGTCCAGAATGATTTAAGTAGCGGTCAAGGTCAATATGAATTTGCACTATGTGCATACACTAAGACAACAACATCAGTCACTTTAAACAATACATTTAATAGACAAACTTTATTGAATGCGGATAGTCTTGTCTATAATCTTGAGCAGAAAATCAGGAATCAAACGACACCAACTGTTCACACTCCAACATATATTTCTCAAGGTGTTTATAGGATAAGTAATTATTATTCAAATGATTTATTGCGTGCATTCATCATGATTGTATTAAGTAATGGAACGATTGTTAACTTACCAGGACCTTTGATTTTTGAAGTGTTAGGCTCCAGTACTTCAGTTGGTTATACATATAATGGCGTGATATTTACTATGTTTATTTCATATCAGAATGGCAATACAACATTTACATGTGGCTCAACAACTCACGTAATTAATCGAGTCATCATATATCGTTTCTAAGGAGGAACTTAAAATGGCAGTTATACAAATTAAAAGAAGAACATCCACCGGTACAGGACCAATTGTAGGTACTGCTGGCACAATTAAAGCCGGTGAACCATTAATTGACTTAAACGGCACGAATTTATATATCTCAAAAGCAGATAAAACAGGATCAAGTGCCAATCCACTAACAACCAATGACTATATCGAGTTTGCAAGTAAAGCTAATGCTGAAGCAACAATGGATGCAAAGATTACAGCACTTGGACTTGGAACAGCATCCAAAAAGAATACAGGTACAACAAATGGAACAGTGCCTTTAATTGGTGCTGATGGGAAACTTCCAACATCGATTATTCCAGCTGTAAGTCCTGTAACAAGTGTTAACTCTAAAACAGGTGCGGTTGTTATCACCTTAGCTGAACTAGGTGGTGTTGCGGCAAGTACATATAATGCCCATGAATCAAGTAACTTACACTTAACAGACGATCAACGCACTAAAATTGCAAATATTAAAAATGTTGCTTTGATGCAAGGTGTAGGAGCTAAATTCGATACAACAAAGGCATCATTCGATGCTTCAGTTCTTGATAATGGATTAGTATTACATAGTATTCAAGACACAAACTATAATCCAGTTAAAACTTTTTATTACATTGGTATTGATAAAACAAAAGTACTTACACCAACATCGATTATTGATGGTGGGACATACTAATGGCAATCATCAGAGTTAAAAGAGGCACATCGGTTCCTACCACAAGCCATTTGACTCAAGTTGGTGAGATGGGTTTTGATACGACAAGTAATGAATTATACATTAGAGGAAATAGTAGTGTCATTAAGGTTGGTGGTGGTTTCACACTACTATATGAAGGTACAGGATTTATACCATCAACCATTACATCCAATAATATAACACTAAATAGAACTATAAATTTGTACGATAAAATACTAGCTTTTGAAGTTAGGGTTGTCACAAGTTCTGATACCTATGAGACGCATATCGTTTATGGTCGAATGGGTACCAATTCAACGACAACAGCAAGTGCAACTTATGACAGACTATACTCATGGACAACATTCGATGGCCAGTACTTTAAAACACACTCTTTCAAGGCTTATGTTTCAAGTATTGCATCAAACACAATGACAGTTGGGTATGTTAAGCATTTGATTGGTAACTTTAGTGGTACATCGATTGCATGGACAACAAATACGACAACTACCATCTATTTAGAGCGCATTTGGCTGGTTAATTAATATGGCTTATACCTTAACTATTCATAGTATTAGTCCAACAACAGCTGCAAATACAGAAAACATTGGATTAAGCATCAATTTTACTTTATCAGGCAGTGGCGTTTCACTTCCTGGTTTTTCTTTAAGTTTGTATGACGCACTTTCAGGTGGTTCCTATATTAAGTCACTTTATTATGATGATATTAACGACTTACAAAGTGGCATGGCTTATAGTGTTTCATTTTCAGGAGTTAATCCAGGAACTTATTATGTTGAAGTGTTTTATAAGGCACCAGGAACGACAAGAAGAGCAATTACAATCACAGGTTCATCTGGTTCGACAGAACTCATTACACTAAATGGAAGTAAAGTAACAGCAAACTCACTTAATGGGAGTCAAATAACAAATGAAACAGTTAATGGAGTCAAAGTGTTTGGCTCTTAATATAAGGAGGAATTAAAAATGGCAATAATTAAAAACTTACAATCAAGGGTTGGTGTTGATGTTAGTTATCACCGTATCATTGGAATCAATATAAACTATCGTAATCGAAAGATTTTACTTTGTGTAGCATCCTACATTTCAAAGGATAAAAGGTTTGATAATTGTGAACCCTTAGAAGTAGTGGATATTGAAGTTCCTGAAGTTGATTTTGATTTATTCATCAACGAGGATCCAAGAGGTATTGCTTACCTATGGTTAAAAGAAAATGTTGAAGGTTTTGAACAATCGATAGATGATTTAGATGTTGTGGAGGATGTATGATGCCTAGAAAGTTTAATGATAGCAAGTTAACTGAAATCGTAGTTAATATGTTTGCTATGAATGAAGTTATGTTTATTTATTACTGTGGTTCAGATAACTACAAGACAAAACAAAAAAAATCCGATACTGACTTGACCGTTGTACTAAATAACTTCAATGGAATTATTCATGCTTCAATTGAAGGTGTTGATATATTCGCTTATGGTTATGAGAACTTTTTACAAAGACAGTCTATGAATGATACGTTGCCGCTATATAACCTGATTCATGCTGATGATGTGATCAACATAGCTGAGAATCTGATCTATATTAATCCAAGTTATCAAACAGAATACAACAGTATCATAGCTTTAAAGTTTGAAGATGTTTTACCTCAATACTTGGATGCAGTCATTGAGTATTTTAATCAACTCGTCAATGTTGAAAAAGTCATAGTTAAAAGAAGTTATCACATTATCAGAATTAGAGGTATTTTAGAGAAATACTTAGAAACTGGAAAATACGATGTAAACCTTAATGAGGTATGGTTAAACAAAGTATTTGAACATAAGAAAAACTGGGATAAAGACTTAAACACACCTGACCACTTAAACCAGTTAAAAACATATCTTGATGAAATAATTACAATTAGAGAAGGTTTGAGAACGTGAAAGTTAAATACTTGATATTAACAATTGTAGGATCCTTAGGTTCCTTAGCCTCATACCTATTTGGAGGATTTGATAAATTGTTAATTGCACTCATAATCTTCATGATTATTGATTTTCTATCTGGCTTAATCTTAGCAATCGTATTTAAAAAGAGCAGTAAAACTAAAAACGGTAGAGTGAGTAGTGAGGCAGGTATTAAAGGACTGGCCAAGAAAATATTCATTCTGTTTTTAGTTGCTTTAGCTGAACAACTAGACATTGTTTTAGGTACTAATCTTGTAAGAGATGGAGCAGTAATTGCCTTCATATCAATGGAAGGTGTCAGTATTTTAGAGAATTCAACACTTGCAGGACTACCAGTTCCTAGAATGATTAAAAACGCACTTGAAGTGCTAAGTAAAGGTGAGGATAAGAAAGATGAATAATACAGAACTAATTACCACAATAATCAGTGTGATACTTTCACTCGTATCTATCGGATTAGGTTACTGGTCAAAAAGAAACTCAAAAGCGAAGGTTTACTATGAGACGTTTATCAAAGTTGAGGAACAAATCAGAAAACTTTGTATCGATGCAGAAAAGAACTACACAAAAGGCGATCAAAAGAAGAAATACGTGATCTCCAATATAAATCAGTTTCTGCTTGATCAGAAGATCACGATTGATCTCGATACTATTGATGGGATCATTGAATCAATTATTGATGTTTCTAATCAAATAAATAAATCAAATATAAAATGACTTTTACAGCCATTTAAAGCCATTTAAGATTGACAAAAATGAATAAATTTGATATAATAAAAATGTAGCATAACATGTCGGTAACCACTCCGATTGTTATGCTACTTTTTTGTTTTTATATCAAAAAAAAGGATTTTGGTTAAAGAGCAAGCAGTGTAACTTGTTTATTTATGATATAAAAATTTCATTTATATTGAAACTTTAAAAGGTATTGAAGTAATAAACTGTTATAATAATTATAAACACTGCGCGAGGTTGTCATGACTAAACACCAAATAGCAATCAAAATGGTAGAATATGCATCAAAGATTCTGGGTCTTTCAGATATTGAAGTACACTTCAAACCTAAAAGATTTTTCCACTACGAAGAAGTAAGTGCAATATTTAATGAGAAACTTTACTATATTATTTTCAATGAAGATTGGATGGCAATAGCACTACCAGAAGAAATAGTATTAACAGCACTCCATGAAACAAGGCATGCTTATCAAAAAGCAAATATAGACTTTCCACAGTTTTTTGTGGGAAAAGAGACAGAAGAAACAATTAATCAGTGGAAAAAAGATTTTGAAAACTATAATAAGCCATATGAACATAATCTAAGTGATTATGCTTCACAAACAATAGAGAAAGATGCAACAGATTTTGCTTGGAAAGTAATCAATGAATATTTCGATACTAAGTTAGAATTTTAAATAGACGATAAGTATGTTTTATAAGGATGATTTGGGGGTGAAAATAATGGATAAGTACATGACTGAAATTAGCATTATCAAAGAAATCGTTGATGCAGATTTTGATGAAAAGTTAAAGATTTATCATAACTACTCAGACATTATTAATGATTACACAATGACTTTTGTTGACGAAGAATATGGAAAAGACAACTACAGGTACATGTTAGATGTGTTGAGGATTGATTCTAAACTTATTTTTTCTCCATTTCATACAAACAAGCTTTTTACGTTGTTTCCTGGTTTTGTAAGTCCTTTATCACCTTTAGCATATTTTTATGATATATCACTTGATACCAGTATAGTAAGTTATATCGATAGGTTTCAAAGAGGATTAGAGCTTGAGACAAACTCATTAAGTATGGTAAGAGAGCTTGGAAAGCATAGAAGATTTGCTAGTACCGTAAATTTATCACCTTATTTGAATGAGAATTGTTTGTTTAAAGGAAAAGTTGATGAACTTCACATAGAAAACATTTACAACTTTTTCTTTTATCTAAATAAGTTTCATCACAAGTTCAATTGGGTTGCAAAGAGAGAATCAAAAAAAGCAACTGAATTAATAGTTAAGAATCAAGAACTCCTATTTAATAGCCCTCTCGCAGACAGATTTAAACATCAATTCAAAATTATACATAGTACAATGTTAAAAATGGCTTTGATAAACTTGTGCAAAGCAGATAAGAAAAGAAAGATTCTCACTCTATTGGATTTTATGGCTACTGATATAAAAGCAATGGATATTTGCTTACTTGAAATATCAGCAATTTACTTTTTGAAAAAACAAGCATTATCCTTTTTTGGAAAAGTTCAAAAAGGAAATAGTAAAATATTGGAAACGATAAGAAATCTATCATGGGATATTTTTCATTTACGATATCAAGAGTTCTTACTTAGCATTAAACCAGTTAAAAGAGCCGATGTGAACCTTGTCCTCTTTTGTACATTGGATAGAAGATTGCTAGAAATTAAAGAGATTATTAAATTGAAAGCTGTTGCCTACAATTCGAAAACTTTAAACTATTATCCTTTCTATCATAGTGAATCAGTATTGAAACTATTATCTACAGAGGAAATTAGTAAATATTTTAATGCTAATAGTCATTTCGATCGCATTTCTACAAAAATGGGAATTGATTATGATGCCTTAATATCAGACTTAGAACGAGAAGTTGAAAAAGAATATTCTAAATAAACAGATAGTCTATTATTTGAATGGAGTAAGCTAATATGGATAATTCATGCAAAGAATTGAAAGGTAAAATACTATATAAATATGTGTCATTATCTAATTGGGATTTTGAAAACATATTTAAAGAGCAACTATTTCTTCAAACCGCATCATTTTTTAATGATGTTTTTGATTCAGCACCATTTTATTCAGAAGAAGTATTTAACGTTATTTTAAAAGCTCATATCGATAGTTTCGGAATGAATTTACCCGAATCTCTAATCGATAACTCACAATCGATTGATGACAGATTTAAAATATACAGAAGCTATTTTAGAAACTCGAGAGACTCAGCAATTCAAGATTCTGCATTAATTACTTGTTTCACTGAGGACAATCAAAGTAACATCATGTGGGCACATTATGGTAATCTTTATCAAGGTGCAATCTTGGGGTATGATGCTGATGAACTATTACAAGCTGCAAAGAGTCACCTTCTTGATTTGAGTCAAAAAGGGATGTTTAATATACCAAAAAATATTCTTGAACGTGGTCCAATGCTTGAAAAGATAGTTTATTCTGAGCATCGTGCAGATATATCTGATGAATTACTTAAAGCTCACAATCTAGTTTCAAAGTACGGAGAGCCAATGGATTATAATGATCCAAAATACGTTGAGATCAAGCTTGAAGATAATCAGTTTAAACAACAGCAAAGACTAATGTTTTTCACAAAAGCCCTTGAATGGTCATATGAGAAAGAGTGGCGCTTAATGGTACCTAATTATTTCCCTGAAAAAGTATATCCAGGTACAAAACAAGGTAAAACATTGACAATAAGTATTAAACCGAAATCCATTATTTTAGGGTTTAAAATCCCGCAAGATAAAGCAAAAAAAATCATTCAATTAGCAATCAATAAAAAAATATATCTGTTTGGATCGGGTCCTGATTATTTTTCAGATAAACCTAAAATCTTAGTTGAACCTTTAAAAGAATCATTTATTCAAGCGATGTTAAAATAGTAATCTATCATTTATAATGATAATTAAGTATAATTGTAGTAAAAGATACTTAATGGATGAAAGTTGGTCTCATAATTATAAATTTTAAGGAGATTTCCATGAATTGGTTAAGCGGAATATTGAGTAGTATTTTAGTTAGAAGAAAATCATCAGATAACAATAGCAATACAATAGTTTATCCGTTGTCTTGGATAGTTTTTCCAATAATTGGATTTGTATTTTTTGGTATATTGCTTGGAGTATTCATTTTTATACCAGATTTTATAGATCAATCAGATATGGTCTTCGTTTTTATTTTTTTCTTTGGGATCATAATTGCTTTTATTTTTCTATCGATTTATATAGCTCGTTGGAAAGTTCAAGTTTTTGATTCGTATTGTATATATACAACCGCCCTTAAAAAAACGAGAAAGATAGCATATGATCATATTGAATCTAGGGATGTGAGCTCAGGATATAGATTTTACATTGATAACAAACATATCTTTTCTGTGTCCTATTTACAAGATAATTATCGTTCACTAGATAAAGCAATTAGAACCTATCAAAAAAATAATAATATAAAAATAGTTAAAAGCGTAAAAAATGTTTTAAAGCCCATTCAAGGATTATGGTTTTTGCCTATTGCATCACTTGTGATCATTTTTATCCCAACAATTAGCATTTATGTAGATGAGGGCTTATCAACCGGATTTTTTATATCGTTAACTTTTCATATGATTACTATCTTTTTATTTCTTTATATGGCTAACTGGAAAATAGTATTTAAAGATGGTATCCTAACTAAAACAACGATTTTTGGGATTAAAAAAACATATGATATGAAACATATCACTTATATAGTTTCGCAAAGATTGATGCATCCAGATGACACAAGGCTGTATTATAAGGATAAAAAAATCGCTTTTATTATGGGCAATGTTAATAATCGAAGTGAATTATTGGAATCAATTGATCACATTAATAAACTTAATGAAACGTTAAAAAATGAGGAGTAGTCATGGCATTATTTATAAAAAAACACAAAAAAAATATTTTTTTAGGTAAAAACAAAGCAAAGAAATATTTGAGGACCGTTAATATCAAAAGTAATCAACAGACACACTTGCTACGATTATATGTTATTGGTGAATTAGAAGTGCTTCTACAAAAATACAGTTTTGAGCTCATAGAAGTATATGTGGATAAACTTAGAAGTGATGATATCGATCTACAAATTAATTTGCGCGTTAAAAATAAGAATGTTGGATTAGATTTTTTTAAGGACTATTATGAAGTTTGCTTTTATTTAGCTGGTTGTAATCCTGAAGAAGTAGATAACTCTATAATAAGATATGAGTATAATGATTTTGATTTAGATGTATTGCTGAATATGGTCGAATCTAAACTACGCTAAAACAAGATATAAAACTGTGAGGTTGCATAATGGAAATAAATACATTAGATTATATTAAGGCTATTGAACAAATTGAGAATGGTGAGATATTTGAAATCATTTTTTCAATTAATAATTATACTCATTACAGATTATGTAAGTTATATAGAGAAACCGATGTAATAAAGAATGGTAATGAGTTGAATCGAATTTGTATAGATCCTGTACCTGATAAAACCGAAAGTGTTTGTTTTTTAAGTAAATTTAATCAATCTTACAAATTGTTTAGTTTAGGAAAAGGAAAAAAATATACACTTAGGCAAATTTGGGATAGGATTACTATATTAGACATAATAAGAAAAACATAAACGAGCACTATATGATTTCTACATTAGTAAAGTTGATGTATCATAGTCATCACTCAAATTACTGATTCATTATTCTGAAAATTATAAGTATTTCTGTTTTAGGGAGGAAGTTATGAGAAAAATACTTTTAGTCACAATTATGGTCTTTTTCGTTTTTGTTCTATCGTCATGTGATTATCCTGAAAAATCATTTCAAGCATTACAAAGAGATAACATTCCAAAAGAAGTAACAAGAAGTTTTCAATTAGAAAAAGGCGTCTATGCACCTTTTGTCTGGACTTCTGACAGCGATGCAATTGTAATTAGTGGAAATGAAGCTATCGTTAATCAAAAAGATGAAGATGTCATGGTAATTTTAACTGCAACGGTTAACAAAAAAAGTGAAACCTTTGAAATTAAAGTTTTAAAAATTGGAAGTCCGTTATCTAGCAGAGAAAAGTCTGAAGATATAGCGGTTTATTTGAATGAAACCTATAACGAAATTGATGGAGGTTTACTAGAACTTCCAAATGAAATGAATGGTATATATATCAAATACCAACTTAACTTAGCTCAATCATCTTATGGATATAAGATTGATAATCAAAAGACTTATTTATCATCTAGTTTTAGGGCTAGTGGAGAAGTTATAAGTATACCAATGTCATTTTATGATGACGCTGAGATTAAGAGTGAAAATCAAGTATACAGAGCTAACCTAGATTTAATTGCACAACCTTTATCAGAGAATGATCCATTTTTGCTAGCTGTTCAAGAGATTAATATAAATGACTATCAATTTACAAGTAATTTAAGATATCAATTTGGAATATCCAATTTGAAAGTTGGAGATAAGATTGAGTTTGGAACGAGTGAATCTTTTGAAGCGAATTTATCAATAAACAACAGTGAATATTTTCGAAAAATAGAAACAAATAAATATGAAATCATCAAGAATTTTAGAGAGAGAACAAGCGAACTAGGACGATTAACAATCACAATTGATGGTTTATCAAAAACAATCTTTGTACATATGTATATGTGATTCAATTGAACTGCGTGTCTAAAATGAAGAGTATAATTGCAAGGAGGGCATTTCATGTATGAAATATTAATAGGACTAGGCATTATATCACTTGTCACATTTGTTTTACTGCTTTTTATTGACAAGGAGCTACAATTTTTAAGTAGAATCGGAATAGACAAAACAAGATTTGTCAAAATTAAAAAAATTAAAATATTTATTCCTCGCATTATGCGAAAAGATGGACAAACCTCAATTTTTTCATTGTATGCACTAGGCTCCTATTACTTAATCAATTTTACAGGTCTTTTGTTGCTAATCATTCACTTTGTAACGGGTAGTCAAATAGTTTATTGGATAGGCGTTTCAATATTGTTTTTAAACTTATTTGTGTTATTTGGCAGTATTCTAAAAATATCACTTAACAGAGAGCAACAAAAAATAAAAGATAATATAAGAAATAAAAAATGAAAAAGCGTATGATTCATGAGGTGTTTCTATGAATATAAAAATGTTGATAATAGAAATGATAAATTTTAACAGGTTTAAAAAGATATATAGAAAAAATCACGAAACAATGGACTATAACAGTAACTTGCAGGTATGTGATAGTTACATTCAGCTTTTATCAAGCAAGAAAAAACTTGAACTTGTGAAATTATACAAATGCTATACTTTTTTATGTATGGAAAATGATAATGGATTTTATGAGTTAAGCAGCGAAATTGAATTACCTGAAAATTATTTGATGATCTTATATTACAAACTAATTCTAAATATAGATGCGACTAATGAAGTATTTTTACCATTATATGATGCTTTCATCAATCATAAATTCAAGGTGAATGGAGCAGGTGTTTTTTTTGCATTGAAAAAAGAAGTAGATGTGTTGAGAGATTTCTTGGTAAATCATACTCAAATTTCGCACAAAGGTATCTTGCAACATATCCAAAAATCAAAGTTACCGCAAGTTCAGAGGGTATATAAAAAGTTGGAACAGGCTCATTCAAATTCATCAATTTCAGATCGCTGAGATTCGTACAATTTGGAGGGCACTAGAACTTTCTAAAAGCTCATTATATTGTATGATTAACGATTTTCATGGAGGAAAGAAATCAAATGGATAATGCACAAACAAAGTATTCACAGCACATAAAACTACATTTATTGGTTCTATTCGGTTATATTGCTTTATTTATAGGTAGTTGGGCGACATTTTTGATAGGAGCATTATTTTTAGTGCCTATTTTGATTGGTATAAATTACGCAGTATTTGCCCTATACAGAAACGAGCCAATAAAGATTAAAGACGCTTTTAAATTTATGGATAAATCAAGTAGATCAACTGTATTGTCCCACTATATTTTTCTAGGTTTTATCTATGCTGTATTAATAGCTTTAATTCCAGTGATAGATAACATTTTAATAAACATTTTATCTGTGGACATCTCAGAAAAAATAGCAACTTCATTAATAGTCACATTTATAACCATTTTAATCTATATTTCCATTCAAACAGTATTTTCTTTTGCCACGATTATAAAGATAGATGCAAATGTATCTACGCAAGAAGCAATAGCTTTAAGCAAAAAAATGGTTATGAGTAGACCACTTTTCTTTATTGGAATGCGACTGATTTTCATCTTGAGAAACATTGCTATTTGGTTAGTGTTGGGATTACGATTTATGTATTATTACGGAATCATTGATACACCTACAGGTGTTTCAGGAGATCCTGCAATGTATCTTCTTATAGGTTGGTTTGCTCTACTAGTGATAAGCACTCCATTTTATGAAAAGATGATGGTGAAAATTTACCTTAAAAACAAAGAAAGAATATATGAGTAAATCATATATGAAAGGTCAGATTAGTGTGAAGAAAAAGAGATTAGCTTTGATTGGATTAATTTTAGGTATCGTTGGATTACTTTTGGGTATTTTAAGTTTTCTGCTCTAATATTTTCAATAACTGATAGATTGGAAATGCAAGCCTTAATAATTAATTTGAGCAAATTTATCTATTCTCAGTATCGTTTTGAAAATGGAACAAATAGTCAATATGAAAATATTGAATAAAAGAGACTAAAATCATATTATTCACTCTGTAGCCGAAATTAAAGAATTGTAATATGATTTGCAATTATAGATTCGAAAACATCAAAAATATGTTACTTTGGTATTTTAGCCACCTATCTAACCATGTGAAGGGAAACATATTTTAGTCGATTTTGATGTTACTTCAATACACACAAGGTTGATTTTGCAAGCAATTCGGTCGTTTCAACGCATGTAGAGTCTATCACGTTGCTTTCATTAAAATAGCACTTGTTATATACTTGACACATACTTGACAGCACTCTATATTTAACCCAACTTAATAAAAATCAGCCATCAGATGACCTTCATAGGTATCCGATGGCTTTTTTTGTCTATGTGTGCAAATTTCGTCCATTGTGGGAACATATTTTTTGATGAAAAACGGGCTTTTTTGTCCGAATGGTTGTCTTACGCAACATATTTAATTCAACATGGTAGTAACAACAAAAACTTATTATCGTTCAAAACCGGTGTAATTTCATTGACTGCTTATTTTGTTGTGATATAATATACCTATATGAATGAACGCTCATATAGATAGGAGATTAGTATGGATCAAAAAGATATCATTGAGTTTTGTGAATGTAATGTTCTTCACCCTGAAAAAATAGAAATAGCCCATAAAAATTTGCTTGATAATGAATCTATTTCACTTCTGACTTTGTTCTTCAAAACATTTAGTGATCCCACAAGAATGAAAATCATATTGGCATTAAAAGAAACCGAGTTGTGTGTATGCGATCTGTCTGCTGTGATTAGTGTCAGTCAATCCGCTGTCTCACATCAATTGAAAACCTTAAGAGAGAATCGTTTGGTTAAATACCGAAAAGAGGGAAATGTTGTTTATTACTCGCTTGACGATGACCACGTCCATGTGTTAATTACACAAGCAATGAATCATATCAAACATAAATAGAATGGAGAAAAAACATGAAAGAGATTAAATATAGTTTATCAGAAATAAGCTGTGCGAGTTGTGCAGATAAGATTGAACAAAAGATAAAGAAGTTAAACGGAGTTGAAGAAGGCTATTTAAACTTTGTTACAAAAGAAATCAAGGTAAAAGTTACGGATTCAACTGATACCGCAAGACTATTTGACACGATTAAAAAAATTGTGAAAGATGAAGAGGGTGATGTCGAGGTATGTGAACTAACCCCAAATGTCATTTATACTATAGATGGTTTAGACTGTGCAAATTGTGCGGCTAAGATAGAAGAAAAATTAAACAAAACCGAAGGAATTTTAGGTGCCAACATTGATTTTCTAGCAAAAAAACTGACACTTCAATTCAAAAATTCGCTAGATCAAAAACGTATAGAAGAAAAGGTTCAAAAAATTATTGATAAAATTGAACCTGGCGTAACGATAGCACAATCAAATGTGAAGAATGAAGATCACTTGGATGAAGAATCATCAATGACGAAAGATTTAATCATCTTCGGTATAGGTATCTTACTATTTATTGGAGGATTATTGATTGCTGAAGGAACGGTTTTTCGTTATGTATTACTTATACTAAGTTATTTCATCATCGGTGGAGAAGTTGTACTGAAGGCAGTCAATAACATATATCGAGGTAAGGTGTTCGATGAAAACTTCTTGATGACGATAGCGACTATGGGTGCATTTGCAATTGGAGAACATCCTGAGGCAGTTGCAGTTATGATTTTTTATAAGGTCGGTGAATTTTTCCAAGACGTAGCAGTCAATCGATCCAGAAGATCCATAAAAAAATTGATGTCAATCAGACCTGATGTCGCAACGATTAAAAAAGGCA